TTAAATCTAACGAGTCTTAGTAGCTTTATAAAATCCTTACGGTTGCCCTGGATTGGGGGCCGTAGGATAAATAGACAACCAAACAAACCTCCTATGGAAATCCACATGGTTTCCGTGGGTGAGTGGATGAGCAGCCTTATGTCCCGCATGGATAATGCGGCGGATGGGGATTGTTTCTGTCTGCCCACCTTCATGCATTTACATGCATATCTATTACTAAAGGAGGGTCACTTCCCTACTCGGGACTTTAGAGTAACTGTCAACCAGGTCGAGGCGCATGACCAATAAAAACCAGCAAGCACTCAAGCCCGGGGAGATCCGTCTCGATCTAATCCCCCTGGACTGGCCCCTCACTCCACTGGGTGCCAACAAAGATCCTTACATCCAGGGCTGGCAGAACAAGCCATTTAGCGTCAGGGAAATTGAAGAGGAGCTGATCACCGGAGATTGTAAGGCAATTGGCCTGCTTGGTGGTCCGGTCTACAACCATCCCTTTGGATTGGTATGGGTAGACGTGGATGGCCTAAGTGTATATCCCCTTGTCAAGGAACTGTCGGAACAAGAAGATTTTGATGTTGCTCTCCCGCCTACGCTCACGATCTGCAGCGGAAAAGCTGGGCGTGAACGCAAGCTATATAAGCTGAGCCGCGATAAACAAAAACATTTTGTCCGTAACAAATACACATGGCACGCTGAAACCAACAAAGAGAAACTTGAGATTCTCTGGTCGCGTCACCAGGGTGTGCTGATGGGTCTCCATCCGGAAACGGAAGGATACTACACAGCAGAAGGCATGGGTTTTGAGTGGATAGAAAACCTTCCTGAATTCCCAGAATGGTTGCTAACACTCATCATTAATAAAAATGTAAAGCAAGGTATTCCGGCAAAAGAAACCACGCGGTACGTCGGTCCAGGTTTTGCAATCAACGCAGAAATATCCCTTGAGCGGGATATGAAGCTGGCCACTGAAGCAATGTGGTCATTGCCTCCAGAGGCTGCGGATGATTACGACGTTTGGATCACCATCGGTCAGTCGCTTCAATCACTGGATGAATCACTGCTTGATCAATGGGATGAATGGTCTAAACAGTCGGATAAATATAGGGAAGGTGAGTGTCACAGGCGTTGGCTTTCCTTTAGTAAAGGCGGTGGCCGTGGTCTTGGCTCACTAATTCATATTGCTCAGGAACATGGGTGGCAACCATCCCAGGATTACAAGGCAATGCCTGTGGATGACGCAACACTTGATCATGTATCCAAACTTCTGGAAGAACTAGAAGCGGATCTCGGTATAACAAAAGAAACAATGATGGCGACTCAAGAGCTGACGGCAGCATCACCGTGGATTGAAACACCGCAGAAACCAAAACCTGGAAAAGGTAAGGACCAGAAAAAACGAAATCCATCCTCGGATGTCGTCACCGATGTGCTCCTCAAACTGTACAAAGGAAACCTCCATTACAGCCAGCCGCACGGAGCGTTTTTTATCTACGAACATTCCAGTAAAGGACTGTGGTCTCAGCTGTCTGAATCTGAGATGCGCGGCAATATCAAAAACAAGTTTGAACAAATTAAAGACGCGCTGTTGCCCAGTGGCTACAGCATGAATCTGATCAACGATGTGTTAGAGCAGCTCAAAATTTCCACCATCTTTGATGACTGGTATGAAGGCAACGAACTGTTGCTATTTAAAAACGGTGTTTTAAATATTGAAACGCGGCAGATTTCCCCGTTCAGCAGGGAGCTGTACATGACACAACATCTTCCATATGATTACGATCCATTTGCTACCTGTGAACCAATCATTAAATGGTTAAAGGAAACACAGGAAAATAACTGGGGACGTACCCAGGTTCTGAGGGCATGGCTTCGAGCTGTGCTGTTAAGTCACTCTGAGATCCAAAAGTTTGTTGAAATTGTCGGCCCAGGTAAATCGGGTAAGTCTACTTACTCCAACCTGGCGCATGCACTGGTGGGGGATGACAATGCCATGATCTCCTCGCTGGAGCATCTGGAGAAGAACCGGTTTGAAACCGCCAACCTCTACAAGAAAAAACTTCTGCTCTTCAATGATGTGGAGCGGTATGGCGGATCGGTCTCTGTGCTCAAAGCAATTACCGGTCGTGACTTAATTCGTAATGAACGCAAGTTCCAGGCTGGGAGCCAGAAGCCGTTTAAGTTCAATGGCCTGGTCATGATCACGGCCAACGAACCTATTCAAACAACTGACCCAACTTCTGGTCTTGCTCGTCGTCGTCTAACCATTCCTTTTGATAAACCGTTTACTGGCACCAGTGCTGAGCAACGGACTCTTATCGACATGGATGATAAAGGGCGTCCGTTTGGTGAGTTTGCTTCTCTGTTGCCAGGGCTTGTGAACTGGGTGCTTGACATGAGCGAAGCAGAAATGCGGGAATACTTGATGGAAACAAATAAGAAGGTTGACTTCTTTGCCAAGCATCACCGTGAACAGATCCTTAAATCCAACCAGATTCTTGATTGGATGAGCCACTGTGTGGTATTTGATCCAGGTGTTTCAACTCCTGTGGGCTTGGCCAAGACAGGTGCAGGGGGTACAACGTATGTGTACAACAACTGGGACAAGTGGCTCTATGCCAGCTACTGCGAATTCTCTCGTGGCAGCAATGGCAATATCCTTGGTCGCAGCCGTTTTGAATCCCTACTGATGGACGTATGTATTCACCAGCTTGGGATCAACGTGTACAAAATGAATACTAATAGGGGGCTGCGTGTCAACAACCTTGCCCCTCGCGCATCTAATCCCACCAAATACGAGAAGTATCCATCAATCATGGAAGTGGGTCTCAACAAAGAAGAGTGGCAACAATTTTATGGAGATGTTCTGACAAGGAAGACTAATGCAAAAATGGAAATAGTTGAAGAAGATTTTTGAGCAACGGACGCCATTTAATTCTGGATCTCTACGACTGTGATAAACAGTTGTTGGATGACTACCAGGGCCTTCAGTCCCTCATGGAGACTGCACTGCAGATGTCCAATGCCACAATTCTTCGGGTATTTGGGCAAAAATTTCAGCCGCAGGGTGTAACACTTCTTGCCCTGCTGGCTGAATCACACTGCTCTATCCATACATGGCCTGAGCTTGGTTATGCAGCTATCGATCTGTATACCTGTGGAGATACAACTAATTCGCATAAAGCAGCAGAATTCCTCACAAAAAAATTAAAAGCGCAGATCAGTGAAGAAAAAGAGTTAATTAGATCGGTTACGCCTAGTAAATAGGTATAGTAATTTCAGTCAATTAAACGGTAATGACTGAAAACAAGCCTAAGCTTTTGTGGATTGGGGACATTGTCGCCATGACGGGTTTTGCCCGTGTCACAGAAAACGTACTCAGTCGTCTAAAAGATAAGTACGAAATCCATGTCCTGGGTTGCAACTGGCATGGTGACTACACTCCGCTCCAGGAGGAGTATCGGATGTACCCAGCATCCAATCGATTCCAGCAGGCACCTTTTGGTGAAGATCGCATTCGTGAAATTGTTGAACAAATTAAACCGGATATTGTTTTCACTATTAACGACAGCTGGATCATCAACGAACAGTGGCGTCGTATCGCTGATCTTCGTGATCAGCTTAATTTTAAATTCGTGGGTTATTACCCCATGGATTCATATGAGTGGTATTCAGCTCTTGTAGATACGCTTAATGAATGGGATGTAGCAATCTGCTACACGGAATTTGGGGCGCAAGAAACCATTAATGCGGGTGCCACCAAACCAATTACTGTTATTCCCCATGGCGTAACACGAGGTCAATTCCATCCCAAAGACAAGCTGGAAGCGCGTAAAGAGCTGGGATTAAATCCGGATGATTTCATTGTTTTCAATGGCAACCGCAACCAGTTCCGTAAACGTATTGACATTACTGTCAGTGCATTTGCCAAGTTTGCAGTTGACCGCCCCAATGCAAAACTGTATTTGCACATGGGTCTTAAGGACCAGGGCTGGGACATCATGCCGTTGTTTGCACGTGAAATGATGCGGCAAGGTCTTGATCCCAACAACCGGATCATCATGACAACTCCCCATGCCCATCCCCCTTCGGTGCCGGTGGAGATGCTGAATACCATCTACAGCGCAGTCGATGTCGGCGTCAATACCTGTAAGGGTGAGGGCTGGGGCCTGGTCAACTTTGAGCATGCCGCCTGCCGCGTAGCACAAATTGTTCCAGACCATACGTCCTGTAAAGAAATCTTTGAGGGTGCAGGTCTCCTGATCCGTTCCCTCCATGCGGACGTGGATACCAACTTCGGTCGGATCATGCCATGTCCAGACGACAACCACCTGGCTGAGCTGCTGGCAGCAGTGTATGAAGACCGTGTGCTGCTCCAGCGGGTTGCTGATGCCTGCTATGAGCGAGCAACAGAAGAGCGCTTTGACTGGGACACGGTAGCCGATCAATTTGATGGGGTCTTCCAGGAGGCACTTGCACAGCGGGAAGAAGAACCAAAGATTGTCAAACCTAAGACAGGTAAGAAAAAGAAAAAAGACTGATCCTTCGCCCCCAACCGGGGGCTTTTTCATGCCGCATGAATCTCATCATGAGACGCATGCTGGATAGGTGCTGTGCAGAGAAACAGAGAATTACCCCCTTTTCAACCCCTTATTGGAAAAATGACACTTTGGGATAGGGGTGTAATGTTTTCTAAGAATTTATATTTAAGGAATAAACTTTTATTTGATTGTTTTTAATTAAGAGCACACGGTAACTATATATTCTCGGTTTTAATGACACTATTAACCCAAAGTGTCATTTAACTGATATAAAAGAAAAATTAACCTAATTCTCTGTTTCTCTGCACGCTGCTAGGCTGTTCTCGGTTTCAATGACACTGTGGCCCGCGACTCCATGCCGTTGCCTTCCCTCTGGAGGCTTCATGAACTTTTCTTGCTATCGGATCAATACCCTTCCGGATTGGAATGGAAGATTGCTAAGGCGGGCTACCAGAAGGGGGACCAGGCTGGCAGGCTGAACAAACGTACTGGTTACTACATGATCGGGGTAGACAACAAGGTTTATCTCGCCCACCGCCTTGTGCAGTACATGCGTACTGAAGAAGATTTGACACGTTGCATCGTCCGGCATTCAGCCGACAACACAGATAAAGACAATCGTAAGGAACTGATTGTTGTACGGAACAAACCTGTTTATCTACTTACCCCGGAAGATCTCAACTAATGGCAAACCGTCACCAAAAACTTAAAGAAGCTGAAGTTGAATCTGGCTTTCGATATCTGGCAGATATCCAGCATCTTTCAGATTATGTCCTTGAAAACAACGGTTACTACAGAGGATTTGCTTGTCCTCATAACCATACAATCAGAGATACCTCCCAGCATTGGTGTTATTTCTGCGTTAAAAAAATTCTTTCAAACGTTTGTGGTTTTGACATCAATTACATTCATACCGATTACAAGATTAAATATCACAGCCTTTGGTGCAAAATAAATGTCAAAGATATGGACGACTGCTGGGAGATAAAAAACAATTCTGTTTACGTGCCTAAGCGAGTTTGCCTTCCTTCATACCGCTCGTTTTACAGCAAACAAAAATCAGAAAACGTAACAATCCATAAAGCAATTTATCAATGTGCCTGGGGAGATATTGGAACACATGTTGTTACACGCATATGTGGAAACTCTTTATGCGCAAATCCTTTGCACCTTGTTTCCAGCTGGAATCGTTTGTTCCCACCGCATAATATCCATCCACTTGTTCTGGAATTTGAACCAAAAAAATTAATGCTTTACAGCAAACAAAAAGGAAATCCTTTAATTCTTGAACGTTCTTTTAAAAGCGTTATCTCCAACCCCTTGGAGCACAGAGAACCAGACGAGTAAAATGATAAATAACAACTTGTACTGTAATAATGCGTATCTCTCAGTCCCAAAGACAGCGGACACAAGACAGCCCTTTAGTTTTGGGTTCTTTTAATCAACTTGCTATTCGTAGCCTAAAAGGAACACTTGGCCCCAAAAACCAAGTTGTTGGTAAAGCCGATACAAACTTTATTTCTAATGGAGGTTTTGGCGGCGGCACGTATAACCATTGGTTTCAAATTAATATTGAATCTCCCGCCTGGATCATCATTGCAAAAGGTGGACCCAGGCCAAAATATATCAATGTTTCTGCATATGATTTAAATCGTATTCCCATTGAAGGCCGTGCAATTTTTGATGCTGATAGCGTAAGTCAAGCGATTAATGGCGACGTATATCATCCATATGTTGGCCATGTAATGAATAAACAATCAAATTTATACAATCAATTTTTTGCCAATCGACTGGACCGAGGTGATGAACGCTATTACCCTCTTGAAACTGGAAGCTATTTAATCTGTGTTTCTACCACAAGGAATGAACGGCTTGATTATGAGGTGGGTCTTGTTGTTGAATTCCCCACAACAACATTTGATATTCTTCTTGAAGATTATAATTATTTGTTATACGAAGATGCTTCTGAAAGCTATGTAATTGCTGATACTACTGACAACTATGAAGAAAATGACAGGCACAACCATTCACTTTCTGATTGGGATACAGCATGGAAACGTGAACGTCAAGAAGGCACGCCTTTCCCTGACTACCTAGTTCCTTTAACAACCCAACCATGATTAAAATTTACAACTGGTTGATCTGCAAATTGTTTAAACGTTGCCAACTGGAATCAAAAGTAAAACCAAAAACTTATTTTGAGTTGTATTGCGAAGAAAACCCATGGGCAAAAGAGTGTCGTATTTATGAAGATTAATAATGACAATACGTCTGAAGCGACGAAAAAAGACTGGGAAGATTTCTTTTCAGACTGGGACATTCCTCAAGGTACGACTTATCCCGTGGATACGGACCCAGAATGGTTGTGTGTGGCTAGCCAGCATGGCCGTATCTCGTTCAAACCGTCAGGTAAACGATTGGTTGAATCGCCGCAAAAACAAACGAACCCGCCACCTGGATACAAATTTGACAGGTAAAGCAGGTAATGTTTACCAAGCTTTTACCATTCGGATACTAAGAGAATGGATCGAGTTTATTCCCCCTGGAGATTCAATTGCTATTAGATGCGAATCGGCAAAACCAGATAAACAATTTCGCGTGTGGAAAAAATGGTTTTTAAAACATGAGGATAAAAACTGGGATGTTTTAGAGGAAGACAAGAGTTTTTTCTTTTACAAGAAAAAGTACGTAGAATAAAAAAAACAAGAGGTTTTATGCACAAATTAAATGAATACCTTGAGGTTGCGTTGGCTATTCATGCGGCTTGTTCAGCTATTTGCGCTTTGACGCCTACACCAAAAGATGATGCGGCATTTCGAAAAATTTATAAACTTATCGAGATTTGCGGTCTTGTTATTGGACGTGCCAAACAACGTTAATTACTGTTGAATTGGCTGAAACCAAAACACAGTTCCCCCTTCTTTTTCTACCCAATCTTTTGTTGCGTAAGCCTCTTCTTTTGTGAGGGTTACGCACTTTTTTTCGTCTCTTACTTCCCAGCAAATATTGACTTTTGTGTTTAAATTTTTACGTATTTTCAATTTAATAATCCCAGCGGACCCGAGGTTTTCCTTCTCTCATGCCTAGGTGAACAAACCCTTTTGGAGCGCCATACCCTAATGAATATGGCCAATTTTTATCGCACCAATCTTGTAAAACGTAAATATTGACTCCTTCAATATAAAAATCAATTGCGCCTTTATTTGGTGCGCTGTAGGTATGCTCGCTATTTTTGGCTCCACCAACTTGAGTATTAATTGGCTCGGGCCTAGAAGCACTAGTAATAATTACTGGTTTGCCGCCAAAATGTGTACGTGCTTTTTCAATAAAACGGCAAAGCTCTAGTGCTGTATTGCATTGGTGCTGCTGTGTAAATCTGCGAGCTTCTTGATTTAATGTCAACTCTCCATAAGTAATATGTGGTGTAACTTTGTAACTAAAGGGACTTTTAGGATTAAAAGTTTGAGCCTGTATAGGATCAGTCGGTTTACTAGGTGGATTACCACTGGTACCAAGCTGACGATCCATAATTTGAATTAGTTTTGTTGCATAATTTGGATCTGTGGCATATCCTTCTTTTACAAGTAATTGCGCACATTCGTTTCTTGAAGCTGCTCTGTTTACACCTTGGTATTTACCAAAGTCTCGATACCAGCGATCAACAAGATAACAAACACAAGTATATAAATCAGGAAAATCAATAAAACCAGCTTTAATTGTTACCCATTTACCATTAATAAATTCTTTGGTATTTACAGTGGTACCGCTTCCCTTTAATCCAAAGTAATTATGTGTGCCAGAAGTTGCCTTGCCCCATGAGCTTTCAAGTGCCCACTGCGCAGCTACAACCTCTGGAAATTTAGCCCCTGCTTTTTTAGCTGCGTTTAAAACACCATCCCATGTATTTAAAAATTCATCAATTGGTTCAGGCGCGTTACGATAACGTTCTGCAAATCCCTCTCGTTGTTCTTTTGTCAAAGTTGAATCCAGCCATTCAACAGCATCTAACTGATGTTTTAAATTTTTAAAATAAACAAAAGCATCTTGTAATTTAATAGACATTTTAAAACCTCCTGTACTTATGACAGATAATACTGATAAACACCCGGAACAACTGTTGCAGAAGCAGTGCCATCAATAATGTATAAAATGCTTCCGTAATAACCAAGGCATACGCCCCTGCTATCTGTTGTTTGCGCAACTACGTTTAAAAATTTATTTTCATATGATGCAGTGCCTATATCCCATGGCGTAGAGCAAGAATATTGATGTATAATGTCACTTGAAATTCCTGCCACATACAACTTAGTACCATCCTCTTTAAAAAATAATCCTTGTGGAGTAGTCTCTTGTGTTGCAACACTAAATGATTTACTGTCGTATGATGCTGTACTTACATCCCATGCAGTGGAGCATGAATATTGATATACTGTGTCGTTTATTTGTCCAATAACATAAAATTTAGTTCCATCAGGTTTAAAAAATAATCCTGTTGGAGTGTTTTCTTGTGTCGTAACACTGAATGATTTACTGTCATATGATGCAGTGCTTACATCCCATGCAGTAGAACATGAGTATTGATAAATGGTATCATTTGTTTGTCCAATAATATAGAATTTAGTTCCATCATCTTTAAACACTATTCCAACTGGTGTTGTATCTTGAAAGCTAACCCGTGCACGTGCAAAAGCACCGCTGGCCACCCTGTTAAATGTAGCTGTTGCAATGTCCCAGGGATTACTACAATCATATTGATATATTGAATCTGTTGTATTTCCAGCTACATAAAAACGAGTTCCATCTGGTTTAAAAGTTATATCCTGAGGTGCTGTATCTTGCATTTGAATATTTACATTTTTAGCGGTAAATCCTGCATTAACAACATCCCATGCAAGAGGTAAATCGTATTGATAAACGGTATCATTTGCAGTTCCTACAGTATAAAATTTAGTTCCGTCAGATTTAAATACTATTGAACGTGGAGCATTTTCTTGCGTCGTAACACTAAATGATTTATTGTCATACGATGCAGTACTTACATCCCATGCGGTAGAGCATGAATATTGATATACTGTGTCGTTTGTACCTCCAATAATATAAAATTTGGTTCCGTCGGCTTTAAAAAATAATCCAGTTGGAGCATTTTCTTGCGTTGTAACACTAAATGATTTACTGTCATAGGATGCAGTACTTACATCCCATGCGGTAGAGCATGAATATTGATATATTGTGTCGTTCGTAGTTCCAATAATATAAAATTTAGTGCCATCATTTTTAAAAAATAATGCTTGTGGAGCATTTTCTTGCGTCGTAACACTGAATGATTTACTGTCATAGGATGCAGTACTTACATCCCATGCGGTAGAGCATGAATATTGATATATTGTGTCGTTCGTAGTTCCAATAATATAAAATTTAGTGCCATCATTTTTAAAAAATAATGCTTGTGGAGCATTTTCTTGCGTCGTAACACTGAATGATTTACTGTCATAGGAGGCAGTGCTTACATCCCATGCGGTAGAGCATAAATATTGATATATTGTGTCGTTCGTAGTTCCTATAATGTAAAATTTAGTTCCGTCAGATTTAAAAAATAAATCAGCAGCATCCGTTTCCTGCGTGCCAATAAAAAATCCACCGTCTGCTGTGTTATTTGTGCTTACATCCCAAGCAACAGATAAATTAAATTCAAATAGTCTTGTATTTGCACTTCCAATTGCATATAACTTTGTACCATCATCTTTAAAAGCAATTCCGGTAGGTGATCCTTCAAAAGTAAATCTACACAGTTTACTGGCGTAAGAAGCAGTACTTATATCCCATGCCGTAGAGCATGAGTATTGATAAATAGTATCGTTTGTAATTCCTACAATATAAAATATAGTGCCATCATTTTTAAAAAATAATCCTGTTGGAGCATTTTCTTGCGTCGTAACACTAAATGACTTACTGTCATATGATGCAGTACTTACATCCCATGCGGTAGAGCATGAATATTGATACACTGTGTCGTTCGTAGTTCCAATAATATAAAATTTAGTGCCATCATTTTTAAAAAATAATGCTTGTGGACCATTTTCTTGCGTTGCAACACTAAATGACTTACTGTCATATGATGCAGTACTTATGTCCCATGCTGTAGAACAAGAATATTGATACACTGTGTCGTTTGTAGTTCCAATAACATAAAATTTGGTTCCATCATTTTTAAAAAATAATCCTGTTGGACTGTTTTCTTGCGTTGCAACACTAAATAATTTATTGTCATAGAAGGCAGTATTTACATCCCATGCGGTAGAACAGGAATATTGATACACTGTGTCGTTTGTAGTTCCAATAATATAAAATTTGGTTCCGTCAGACTTAAAAGCTACATCTTGAGGCGATGTCTCACCAATACCAACCGTCCATTTTTTATCTGTATAAAACCCTTTATCTACATCCCAAGGTGTTCCGGCCCATAAACCATTACGGTCAAATTGTTCTTGATCATAAATTTCCCAAACACCACGGCGCCCTTGGGGCAAAGAACCGTAGCCAGGTTTTGCGCCAATTAGATTACCTTTCATGTCTTTAACTTTTTTTCTATTCTAATAAAAGAGGACACTGATAAATCAAATCTTTTTGAGTTCCAAATAGATATACCGTTTGTCCATCCGGGTTAAAAAATAAACCCCTGGGATCATTGTCTAACGCTGACATATTAAAAGAAACGCCTGTGTAATACGCAGTTGAAATATCCCAGGCAGTTAAGCATCTGTATTGATATACCGTGTCATTTGTTTGTCCTACAATATAAAATTCAGTTCCATCCGTTTTAAAAGTAATCCCCAAAGGAGCGTTCTCCTGGTTAAATACACTAAATGATTTAAAGTCATAAAAAGCAGTACTTATGTCCCATGCCGTAGAGCAAGAGTATTGATATACCGCGTCACTTCCAGTTCCTATAATATAAAATTTAGTCCCGTCATTTTTGAAACATAGACCATTTGGAGCGCTTTCTTGCGTTGTAACACTGAATGATTTACTGTCATATGATGCAGTACTTACATCCCATGCGGTAGAGCATGAATATTGATATACTGTGTCGTTTGTGGACCCTACAACATAAAACCTGGTTCCGTCATCTTTAAAAAATAATCCCGCCGGAGTTGTTTCTTGCGTTGTAACACTAAATGATTTTGAAGTGTATGCTGCTGTACTTAGGTCCCAGGCCGTAGAGCATGTGTATTGATACACTGTATCGCTTGTGGCACCAATAAGATAAAAAGTTGTTCCGTCTGACCTAAAAAATATATCATTGCCAAGTGAATCTTGCGAGCCTGTACTAAAAATATACGTATATCCCGTATTAATTTGCCATGGAGTACGGCAATAAAGTTCGACTAAATTAGTCCTAGTACTATCAAGGCAATAAAATGTAGTGCCGTCATCTTTAAAATATATTTGCCTGGGACTACCGCCAACAATATTTCCTACGTTTAAAAAATTTCCCACAGTATAGGAAGCCGTTGAAATATCCCATGGAGTAGAACAATCATATTCATAAATAGAATCATTAATTTGTCCGGTAAGATAAAATTTAGTTCCATCAGGCTTAAACCAAACACCTGTTGGTGTTCCGTCTTGAGCTGCTACAGAAAAAGACACATTATCATAGGAAGCCGTGCCCAGATTCCAAGCGGTAGCACATGAGTACTGATATATTCTGTCATTTCCGGCTCCCGCTAAATAAAATTTAGTTCCATCAGGTTTAAAATAAAAACCAAAAACAGAACTATCTTGTCCTGAATTACTAAAAGACAAGTTAAACACAGCAGTGTTAATGTTCCACGATGTGCTTAACGTGTATTCATGTACAGAAGTACCACCTGTCACATAAAATTTAGTTCCATCATCTTTAAAAAACAAAGCTGTTACTGTACTTGTTTGTGCAGCAATACTAAACGAACCCGTTAAAAATGCTGTATTTATATCCCATGGTTTAACACAAGTATATTCTTGAACTAAATCAAGTGCTTGTCCGGTAAGATAAAATTTTGTTCCGTCAGGTTTAAAAAAAATTCCTGTTGGTGTTAGTTCAGTTCCTGTTGAAAAAAATCCGTTTTTTGTCCTTGTACCAGCAAGCGACCATGGCTGTGGCCAGCTCTCGTCAATAATACGATCTACCTGTTGCATGAGACGCCACACCCCCTGCCATTGCGTGCCAGAACGCGGGGGGTTAGCACCGGCATAGCCAGCTTCAAACGTCTCTAATGCCATGGCAATCAGGTGATCTCAAGAACGGAAGTCACTACGTTGATGCCGCTTGCAGCACCAGCCGTAGCACGTAGTTTTTGACCAGATGTTAAAACAATCTTGTTTGGAATTAATTCCAGTGTTGCGCCAGCTGGCACCGAAATATTCTTGGCAACTGTTGCAACTAATGTGTTGGAACTATTTGTTAAATCGACACTGTACTGAACAGAAACAGTGCCAGTTACATTAGCCGCCAAAGAGGAAATAACAACGGCACGAGCGCCTGAACTTGTTGGGGCTTGATAAATATCTGTGATTCCAGTTGTCGTCAACTGAACACCACTATTGGTAAACGTTTCTGGCATTGTTAACGTTCTGTTTTTTCTTATATTAGCACTTACCTAGTGCAATTGATAATGCGGTGTTTGTAATTGTAGCGATTGTCAATTGATTATTTTCGTTATATCCAATTGAAGCCACGCTCCACAAGTTGCCAGATGGTAAAAAATATAAACCGTAAGGACTAACACCTCCCTGTGCATCAATCACAGTTACATTCCCACTGGTTTTAAAAATACCACCAGAAATTGCCCCTGTTGTTGTGATGTTATTTGTTGCTGGATCAATAAGACCCGTTGCAGCAACGTAAGAACCACTACTTGCAATGTCCGATAGCTCTAAAGTTACATCGGATGTTGCACCAGTAAAAATAATATTATCAATTTTTAGCAGCGTCATATTAATTCAAAGCAATTGTCTTTGCAATAGTAATTGGATTTAACGTAACCCAGCTCGTTGTTCCGTTTGCATTGGTACTTAAAAACTGACCAGAAACACCAGTGGCTGCAGGAAAAGAATAAAGACCGTAAGGGCGGATGTCACCCGATCCGCTAATGACTGTTACGTTGCCACTAACTTTGTAAGTGTTGCCTGAAATAACGCCAGTCGTTGAAATATTTTTTGTTACAGGATCAAATACACTGACTGTGCTTGCAGCACTATAAATACCAGAAACGGATACCGTAGCCTCTCCGGTAATAGTTGTATATGCAATTGTGTCTGCTTTTACTGTTCCGTATGGCATGGTATTTTTTATTTTCTAGTCTAACTTAAACAATACGCCAGTAAGAACCACTGGGAACTGTAACAACAATTCCTGTTGCAATTTCAACGGGTCCTGCTGACATACCATTGTAACCACCGCTTAACACAACACTACTTGTAATAACAGCCTTGCTCTGAATAATTAAACCTTGAAGTGTTCCGCCAAAGAAACCATAGCCACTGACAATAATTGCACCAGTGGTTGTTTCAACAAAGTTGGCAACGGTAAAATTACCTGTTGTTGCATTAACTGTTACCGCTTCAATTGTAGTGCCAGTGATGTAAGTGCCAGAAATATTATTGGTAAAAATACCAGTTGCGCCACTAACAAAATTAATTTGACCTGTTGCACCAACAATTGTTGTGCCTGAAATGCGTGGGCTTTCAATTCGAGTATTACCAGTGACGTAATCAAATGTTGCAGACTCGCCTACAACGGTATCGCCAGAAAGTTGCGATGTGAAGATGCCGGAAACACCAGTAACGTTTGTAAACGATGCATTGTTTCCAGTGATTGTGTTACCAGAAATACGCGTGGTGAAAGTACCACTAACACTAGTAAGATTTGAAAACTCGCCGGATGTACCTGTTACGGTAGATCCAGAAACGGTTGTAAATGCTCCAGAAACACCTGTTAATTGCTCAAATAAACCGGTATTGCCAGTAATTGTGGCACCAGATAAAGAACTGGTAAATACGCCAGTTACACCAGTTAGTGTGCCAAAAGAGCCTGTATTTCCTGTAATAAATAATCCGGAAAGCTCAGTGGTAAAAACACCTGATACACCAGTTAAGTTTGCAAATAAACCAGTATTACCAGTGACAATATTTCCAGAAATGCCCGTAAAGATACCGCTGACAAATGTGCCGCTGGTTCCATTAACACGATTACCTGTAATTGTTGCACCGCTTAAAGAACTAGTAAAAACCCCAGTGACACCGTTTAATCTTGTAAAATTACCAGAGACACCAGTAATTGTTTGACCGGAAATCTGTGTTAATCCCCAGATTTCGTTTGCGGTTAGCTCACCAAATGCACCTGTAACACCAGTAACCGTTCCGCCAGAAATTCTTCCGCTTACAACAAAACCGGAAGAAATTGTTCCGTTGCCACTAATGATTAAATCGCCTTGCGCTGTAATATTGCCTGTAGTAGCAATAGACGGAATGCTAATTGAGTTTGTAAATGTACCAGATAAAGCTGTTATCTGGCTAAATAAACCAGTTGCTCCAGTTACCGTTGTACCTGAAATTCGAGTGAATGTCCCAGAGCCTCCTGTAATTTGACTGAACAGGCCCGTTGCGCCAGTGATTGTCGTGCCGGAAATCTGTGTCGTAAAGACACCAGAAACGCCGGTAATATTTGAAAACTGACCATTATTTCCGGTAATTGTTGCACCGGAAATTTGGTTGGTAAAAGTGCCCAGGCTACCGGTAATGTTTGTAAATAAACCGGTTGCACCCGTAATTGTGGTACCAGAAACCCGTGTAAACGTTCCAGAACCACCTGTGATTTGACTAAATAAACCAGTTGCTCCAGTTACGGTGTTGCCTGAAACGTTTGTAAAAGTTCCGGAAACACCCGTTAATGTTGCAAATAAACCAGTGGCGCCGGTAATAGTTAAACCTGAAAGCCTGGTGGTAAAGACACCAGAGACGCCAGTAATGTTTGCAAATCTTCCGGCATCACCACTAATAATTGCACCAGAAATTTGAGTTGTGCCGACAATGGTTACACCTGTGACATTGGTGCCGGATAAAGAACTGAAATTACCGCTTGTGCCACTAAAACTCAGTGCAGTACCGGTGCCAATAGTTACAGTATTTCCTGTAATAGTTGTACCGCTAACCCGGGTAAAATTACCTGTACCGGCAGTTTGAGTGCCGACAATAAAATTAGTAAAGTTACCAGTGGTTGCATTAATATTTAAACCTTGAATTGAATCACCGGTAATTACAGCGCCAGAAATAGTACCTGACGTTTGTAAATTTCCGGTTACTAAAATCTGGCCAAAGAAACCACTACCGGTTACCGTTAAATTTGTTTGCGTGTAGTTACCGCTAACAACCAGGTCGTTCGCAATTGTTAGCGAACCGGCAATGGTTCCTCCACTTAATTGAAGGTAATAAGTATTTAAATATTGCCGAGTATCAATAAAAGTAAGTTTTTTATTCTTTAAACCAGGATCAACCTCCGCAACGTCAACGACCATTAAAAGATCGTCGTCATTAATGCTTGACGCCGAAATTGCAGGTAACTCGGTGATCCGCCTATTAGCCACCTATTAAACCACAAAACCTATAATTTGAATTATAGGCGAACCTGATTCAGCTCATTTCACTTTAATTTCAATAGATGGAAGAACAGTAGATGCAAAATTCCACACAGCTTGGATACCAAGTACACTGCCACATGACAACGCAAAAATTAAAATTAATTCAGCAACTGTAAGGTTGCGACGCACATAAACAACTTTTGGCGGCGCCTGGGATTGAGTTACGGGAGCAGGAGCTGCCATCCGTTGCTCCAGGACCTGTTGAATGGCGTCTTGCTTTGCACGTGCTTTGAGTGATGCAAGAATTTCCGGTGTCAACTCTGGACGAGGCATAGAAGGATCTGCGATTGCAGAACCCATTGGCACAGGGGAAACAGAAGGGGAAACTGCCTGTACCGGCTCAGTGCCCAAGTAATTAGGTTGGTTTTCCATTGTCAACCAAAAATTTTTCTATACACTAGCATTTTATTAATAGCGTGGCAGAAATGAATTACGGTCTTCGGAAAGGACTTGAAGATATTGCTTCAGAGCTTAAAGGCATTCGAACTGTCCTTAACTCCATTTGGCACAGTCAATATAAAAACGATGAATCTCTTGCCTTGAATCCAGAGGCGTACGCAGATGAATATATTTCAACCGAAGAATGTGGCCGCCGCCTAGGCGTATCAGACCAAACAATTAGAAACTGGATTGCTGTAGGAAAAAATAAAGGAGATAAAGGCTGGAAAGAAGGCGTGCATTATATCAATATTGCACCAGACGCAGAAAGAAAAGCTATAATTCGAATTCCATGGAACGCATTAATTCAAGCGTTCGCCAAAAATCGCAAACTAAAAGAAGAAGATTTTTGGAAAAACTCTAAACTTTATCGGTCCAGCACACCAGGAAAGCTAGACAATGACCCACCGATTAGCGGGAATTGATATTAAATCCGTAACAATAGAAAACCATGAAGAAATTTTGCCGTTGTCATTGGTTAAACAAATTGCCGAATTTCTTCCTCCCTTTGGATCGTTTGATGATGGATGCTTGCGCAGATACCTAGAAAATATCTGGGCTTATGAAGAAGAAGATGCTAATTCAAATATGACATTAGCCAATCGCTTGCGAATAGCCTTCAAAGATATGGAACCAGATACAATCTGTGGTAAATTTCCCCAGGCCGAGTTGCCCTTAAAAAGACGTTTGCGTTGTGTTGCCGAATATTTAATTAGGTCAGGCGAGTTCGACAAGTTAAAAGATGCAAAGGGAAGACTGGTGAAAAAACGTGGCAACCTAGGGAAACTTGTTGTTATTTACAAACCACTACCAAAACTATTAGAATCTCTTTCCAGGCAAAATCTGTTAGAACATGAATAGGCGTGAAAAATTAATTGCTTCGGTAATTGGTCCAGAGCTTGATGACACAAAGGCCAAGATGCTGGATGCAACCATCAAGTTAATTCTTGGTGACATGGGAGAGCACTATTGCAAAATGTGGGAAGCTGAAGGACCTGGAGTCATGGTCTTTCAACCTAAAAATAAAGATCGCTCCATGTTTTATTGGACACTAAAAGAGATTCATTCTGCAGAAGAAGCATGTGAGCGAGAAAATAATGGCGACCTAGCTGAAAGTTTTCGTCGCATTCTTCAGGCAGCACAAAAAATTGATCCAGTAGAAAAGGCTGGTTACGTCATTAATGACGAGGAAGGTATTCGGTATTTTGAAATTGATTACAACCAGGCTTCTGAAAAATAATGGGACTCCAAAATATCCGCAAGGGAAGCAGTGAAGATTTTGAGTTGATCACTAACTACGATCTAATTGCTTGTGCTAACGAACTTCTTGGCGGCATTCAACTTGATCCCGCAAGCTCTAAGGTTGCCAATGACCATGTAAATGCAGATAATTTTTTTACTCCATTGGATGATGGGTTGAATGCACAACAGTGGTTTGGTAGTGTTTACTTATTTCCCCCACATGGCGCATACTTCTGGGACGCCAAAAACGAACGTTGGAAACTGACTAGAGCATCCTCTCCATCTCTCACATCATCTCACGCTGTCTGGTTCAGAAAGCTTTACAAGTCTTGGTGGAGTGGTGAAATTGAGCAAGGACTTTATTTCAGCAATTGTCCTGACATGTTTCGTTACGAGCAAAAGCTGTTTGATTTTCCTGTGTGCATTTTAAAAACTGCCCCATCACTTTTAAAAAACACAAGCAAAGGTATCGCGTACCACAGGACTTGCACGTCGTTTTTGGTATATCTTCAACCAAAAGACAGCTGCGCAGAGGCCACCGAAAAATTTATTAAAATCTATTCCACCCGTGGTCGGGTGCTTGCGTAATTTCCTATACTGATTTGGATTGCTAAAAATCATGTCTGTTCTGGCCGATTGGGAAATCAAAAAACTTGCAGAAGAAGAGGAGATGATCACTCCTTTTTCCGATCGTTTAATCAGCCAAAAAGACAACAAAAAAATTCTCAGTTATGGACTGAGTTCTTATGGTTATGACATTCGCCTCTCGCCAAAACAATGCTTAATTTTTGGTAAAGTCCAGGCTGGCGATTGTGATCCCAAAAATTTTGATCCGGAAATTCTAAAACCTGCCGAACTACTAGAGGATGAGAAAGGCCAATATTTTCTGCTCCCACCTTATGGCTATTGCCTGGGCGTAGCACAAGAACGTCTGAAGCTTCCTCGTGATGTGACTGTAGTTGCAGTCGGCAAGTCAACCTATGCCCGCTCTGGGATTCTGGTAAATATCACACCAGCAGAATCTGGATGGGAAGGCTATCTAACCCTGGAAATCAGCAATTGTACTGGGCTTTTCAATCGCATTTACGCTGATGAAGGTATTACCCAATTGCTGTTCTATCGCGGTAATCCCTGTGAAGTTACTTACCAAGACCGTAAAGGTAAGTATCAAAACCAGGAAAAAGAGGTTGTGTTCTCCAGGGCCTAGAACGAAGCCCCAAATCTTGGTTGGGGTTTGTTGGCGTAATTAGTTCCACCGCCCCTGCCAAACCTGTCACCAAGACTCGGAATTGTCGAACCACCAATCGACGCTTCCGTTCTTGGTGTTTTGCCACGAATTGTTGGCTCGTCAATTGCTGCTTTTTGTTTAAACTTTCCGGCAGTTTTTGCAGCTTTTAAAAACTTGGCGACTCTTTTTTGATTGTCGTTAATTGGTTCAACAGAACTCCTGGCGTCTGCATCAATTCGTCGCAGGTCTGTGTCGTAAGCCTGTTCCGGACGTAAATCAGATACTTCAGCTCCGGATGTACCAGAGAGCTGTCGACTATCGTAGTTAGAGTTGTACACATTCGCCATGATAATATTGTAGTTGAAGATATATAAACCACTTATATTCCATGCACGGCGCAGCAGGGTTTTTAGATAGCTTCGTGCAAGACGAAGTTAAATGCCGTTGTCTTTCGTTAGAAGATTTTGGCGCTCCTTTAGACAACGCAGAGAACGATGTTCCGCTGTACGATATGTACAATCGCGGATTAGCAGCATGCGAACAAGGTCTGGAACGGCAGAACTTACAGCTGGAGGGGATGGAACGTCCAGGGAAGACCGGCTATATTCCGAGCGTGGAAGAGGCTCTGGAGGGGCGGTATCCTGGGACGGTACCGATGCCCAAGCAGAAGCTGGTGGTGCTGCCCCCAGCGGACGCGACGATGGCTCTGGTGGAGTCCAAAAAACGCCGTGGTTTGATCCGGTAACAGAGACAGAGGTTACGGATTGTCCTGGTGGAGTTTGCCCTGTACCATGGGCTACGATTCCTGGTCGTCCAAATTTGCAGCCTGATATGGTAAACCATCCGCCTCATTATACTGACGGCGGAATCGAAGCAATTGAAGCAATCGAAGCGCAATTGACTTCGGAAGAATACCGAGGATATCTAAAAGGTTGTATTGCCAAATATATTTGGCGGGAACGCCATAAAGGCGGTACAGAATCCCTGAAAAAAGCTCAGTGGTACCTGGAGCGCCTTATTGATTTAGACGAAAACTAAAACGGTTGTAATTCGTCATCATCTTCGTCGTCGTCTGCCATGCAGGCGGCGGCGAGTTCTGCTAGTTCTAAATCAGTTGGTACATCAAAATCTAATTGAATGTTTTCGTCCGCCAGGATTTCCTTTACGGCCTGCCATTCCATCATCCGCTGGTAATAAAGATTGAGCAATGCGGCATGCAGCTCTTCCCAAGTCATTTCTTGGGCTTGGAGTTCTGCTTTACGCATTGAGAACTGAAGCTCCAATGGAAGCTCAAATTCCTTGGGCGTAACAGACCTCTCCATCACAATGACCAATCTTTGGTGATTTTATTCTACTCCCAGTCTTCAGGGAATACAGCTTTTTCTTCAGCTTCGGTTAATTCCCAGGGATCTTCTTGCAGGCTGTAGTTATTGGCAAATTCAGCTAAGACGTAAGGATTGATGGTTTCCTCCAGGTGTCTAATTGCCTGTACTTGGTGCGGGGCAGCAGTGTAATCTCGGAACGCTTTAAGGAGAACTTCTGTGGAACTCCATGGGCAACTATTTACATCTAAAAGAAAAAGCTTTATTTCTTCTCTGCGGCGATCAATCAAACTTCCAATAACGCGATAGTTTTCATCAAAGATCCAGCGAGAAATCTCTGCTGCAACACCATACCAATTTTCATTAGCAATGCAATCAATTAATTCGCTGTATAAAAAAGACTGCCAACCAATGGAATGAATAAAAGAAATAAGAGCTTCACGCATGGAAGCATCCAGGATCAAATTAATTGTATCCAGCTTTTTATCAATGCTTTCAACTTCGTGTGCTAAATACTGCAAGGCTTTTTGCTTTGTGCATTTTTGTCCTGCGCACACAGGGACACCATCCGGATAAACCTGGGTGCCATACCCGATCGTATATGGAGCGCCACCAGTTTCTGGATCCGGGTATGCAGATTCGCTGTACCCCTCATATTTACAAATAAGCTGAATTGCTTGCTTATTGTTTTTCATGTGGGGACACTAATTAATGTCCCCACTATAACTAATTTATTTCCCTTGGCCGCGACTTA